TATATTCCATCAGCACTTCCACTTCTTGGACTCAATCCAAGGTCTGGGAATACATTAAAGTGTTTAGCAAAAGCATACTCAGCCATCACTCCTAACACATCGGCATCACTTCCATCTTGCTTTCCTATTTTTGCATCCTTCACATTAGATGATCTAGCAATAAGAGATCTCATTCTGCCTAATATTTGGCATATTGCAACCTCATCAGGAGTTAAAATAATATTTATCATAAATTAGGGTATGCCTTAGTATCAACCTTACATAGATCGTGCGTTATAGAGCGATTGTGTGGGTTCTGTATAGCAATCAATCACTTAGCTAGAACTTTCTTTGCTCAAAGCATTCAAGGTGGTTAGTCACAAACATATTCTTCTTTACTTCCTCAAATAGTTTTCCATCAATACACTTTAAATCTTTGTCTGCAAAACTTCTTGGCTTAATCTGATTAATGTTTACCTCAACGCTAACAAATAGCATTATAAATATACACACTATACACAATAAAGTTAATAACTTTTCTTTGCTTGTCATCATAATGTCCCTTCAAACTTATAACTACCTATATGACCTAACTTTGCCCATGGTGCAGCCCATACTTTAATTCCATTCAGTCTTGCTAATCTACAGAAGTGATAGTCCTCTGATAATAATCTATTTGAGTCTGGCTCAATCGATGTAGCAAAGTATTCTGTAACAATTTCTTGCTGGCCTGGCAGCATGTCATTGGTATAGGTAGGGCAATGTGGTTTAAGTAAATCAAATACACTACGCTTGATAAGCATAAAGCCTGTGCCACCATTAAATATTTCTATAGGTTCTGTCATTGAATGCAATGGCGTATCAATATAGTTAAGCTTATTAATAACAAGATCACCCGTAGCATACTTTAGATCTTCCCCTTGAATACCACGCGCTACTGCATCGCCAATCTTTTCCCATGCAATACGTTTCTTAGGATACACACCACAGATAATATCTTTATCTGCATCAATCATAGATACAATATCTTCTGCATGATAACTAATGTCAGCATCAATGAATAGTAAGTGAGTGCAATCTGTTTGATAGAACATCTTAACTAATCCATTCCTAGCTCTTGTAATTAAGGATTCGTTATAAAGAAACTGCCAGTTATAACCTATCCCTCTATCTAAGAATAGCTTTGTTGCATTGATGTGGCCAATCGCATTCTCTCCTGTGCATACACCACCATACATTGGAATGCCTATAAATATATTACTCATCGTATCGTTCGCCTATCCCATGATCGTGTTTAAAATCTTTGATGTCATCATCATCCTCAGTTGGATCTTCGTATAACTTTTGCAATCCTTTGAGTGGCTTCTTAACTTTCTTAGGTTCTAACTCGTCATCCATAATATTCTCCTAATAAAATATATGATTGTTAATAATAGTTCTTGGCTTCATGCCCCATTGATTATCCATCTTAACATTATGAAAGTAACTAGCTCCCTTGCTACTGTCTTTGATTTTTTGTTGGATAATTTTTTGGGATAATTCTATGAATGGTTTGAGTGTTTTGTAAGGCGGGACATGCTTTGTCTTTTTAGTCCATTCAAACTGGTGTGGTTTGAAAGTCTCCGAGCATATATTTTTTTGATCGAAGTCAGCTCTCCGATAAAGCACATAACCTACTGCCACTTGACCAGAGATAGGTTCACCTCTGGCTTCATGGAACATAGTCAAACTCATACACATCACTGCTGCAACATCTAACATAAAGTCTCCTTTTCTTAGGTAGCTTTCATGGTTTTACGTATATACATTCTATATACTAGGCGCATAATAAACTCATACACAAGTTGTGTATAACTTTTAGGAGATTATTATGTGGACAAAACCAGCTGCTACTGAAATGCGCTTTGGCTTCGAAGTTACAATGTACGTAATGAATAAATAAGCCAAGCATACAATGATAAGGCAATTCCTACGGAGATCTTTGTTGCTCTCCATATGCGTTGCCTTTTCTCTTTGGGTGACTCCATTGTCACCTCGTATTCATAGCCATTAAGCTCTTTAAATGATCGTGGGTAACGCCATTCAAAAGCATTGAAGTCTGTCTTAACTGGTTTCATTTGATTGTCCTTTCACTGTGTTGATGCGTGTGGCTTGTTTGCCTATGTATTGCATCTTAACTGTTATGGGTAAGCGATTTAGTGTTGGCTGATTAGCGTCTACTAATGCTTTAAGTTTCGATATCTTATCCTCTGGGTTTAAGCTAGAATTAACTAGCTGTTCAGACATTTGATCGAATTTTGCTTGCCATGTCAATACATCCGATACCTCTATTGGGTCTTTTCCTGGAATATAGAAGGTATATTCCTTAGTTTGTGGCTTTTTTACAACACTGCCAGCTCTTTCTGTAGCTAGATTACCATCATCATCCTCTGGAGCTATGCCACAAGTAGCCATCAGGCTGTATCTACGAGCATAAGTTAATGCTGAGCCATATCCTTGAGGGTCTTGTTTAGCTGCGGGTACATGCAAGATACCACCAGATAGGATCTCACCTGATTCGTGTACCAGTATTGTTTCAATCTTAACGCCACTCTCACAATCGTGCGTCTGTTGGATCAATGCAATACCATTGTTGTTGAGTGCATCTAATACAGCTTCGATACATCCATCTAAAGACACATACTTAGATCTAAAGTGTGGATTCGTTGATGTCTTGAGTGCTGGTGCAAACTCTTTCTGTGCCTTAACAAAGGCTGTTGCGATAGTTTTCATACTTTTCTCCTGTTGTTGTAATTCATTCATAACTTCTGTTTCAAAACGATCTTGGTCATTATCTACCATGCTGCTCTCCTACCATCAATCTTGTACATGTCCATGGCTCGGTTAAGTACCATAGCATCTCTGCTATACCTAGTACCTGACTGATCGTGATCGTGGCATCTTTTAGCGTGTAACTTAATACGCCATTTCTTACGGATCTGAAAATGAGTTAATCTCTTAATCATATACGATCCTTGATTGAAAGTTTAGACTGACGAATGACGTACGCTTCTTTGGCTGGCACAGTTTTTGCTGGCTGTGCTTTGTAAGAACGCATAGGCCATGAGATTTTGTAACGACCCGCATTACATACTTCGTGATCTCTCATATGCTCCATGATATTGATTTGCAAGCGATCAATCTGTGCTTCTAACTCCGCGATTTGCTCACGAATTGTTATGATCTTCTCAGCTTGGATCTCAACTTCGGGTAACTCAATCGTACTCTTTTCAGCACGATCAAACACACGACTGGCTTCAAAAGAGTTTTGTAAGTCATACCACTCAATCTCTTGATTAGTTTTGTACTTATTTAAACGCTCTTGAAAATCCTCCACAGCATTGTGAATCATATTTACATGATCTTCATTAATGGGGTATAGGAAGATGCGTAATGTTGTACCCTTGTATAACACACAAAGAGCGCCCCATGATGCTTTCATAATATCCATTTGACCTTGAAGCTGGATCACACCACGATATGGCGCTGGCTCACTCTCGACTTCTTGAGCAGTAAGCTTGGCTTCTAAGATACCATAACCATCAAGCTTAATTGAATCATGCCCCATGACATAAATACCTTTGTCAATGTCAGTATAGATTGTTGTGCCATTGCCAGACGCTGTGCCATCAAGGCTTGTAGCCAATGGTATGTCAGGATGAAAGTATGGTTTATCATGGGCTAGATCATCAATATCAACGCCAAGCCTTTTACAGCTTTCGGATAATATTAACTTCTCTGTAAGGTTTCCCCATAACATAGGCTCTTGCGCTAAAAACTCATTAGCCTCTCCGTTAAGTGCATTAATTGAATACTTCAACTCATCATTAGGCGTTCGAAACTTGCTGAAACCTAATAATGCTGGAAGCCTTGAGCATGACATCATGTCATCGGGCGTGACTTTTCCTACCATTTTATGTTTTCCTTGTCTTTGATATTGTTTAGATAATAAGATACGTTAGGCGCTGTCCACGTGCTTCCTGAGTACGTTTTAACGCCTAGTTCATTGAGCTTCTTTGCGATGTTGCGACATGATGCTCGGCCACAATTTTCCATGGCCAAGTCAAACATAGGTTTGATCTTTAATGCGTAGGCTATCTTAACTTTGGCTTGTGCTTGACCGCCTTTGACAGCGATGACTCTCATCATCTCTC